CTTCACCCCGACCAAAGACGTGTGCTCCGATGCCGGTGCGGTCCAAACCCGCATTACCGACATCCACAACAGCACCGTCCCACCGCCTAAGTACGACGCCTATCTGAAGGAGTTCATAGCCGGGCTGGAGAAGATGACCTCCACCCCCGCTAAGTCGCTAGTGCCGCTCAAACCGGACGAGCTCTTGGAAAGGACCGAGAGGAAGAAAACCGCTGCCAAGATCCTAGGCGCGTACGACACGGCTCTTTCAAGCACGGACTTGAAAGCAGTCTTCGTCGAGGGTTTCATCAAGCGTGAGGTGTATACTAAGCCGTCTGACGAGCGGCAGATATCCCCCACCAACGATGAGCACTTGTCGAAGCTGGCCCCGTACGCCTACGTGCTGAAGGACATGTTGTGCAAGCTTCCGAATTACATGCCAGGGAAGACCCCGAGGGAGATCTCTGAGCATATGCAGAAGCTCATGACTTGCAACGAGAGGCTATGGGAGACTGACTTCTCGCGTTACGACGGACAACAATCCCGTTGGATGCGCAATTGTGAGGTCATTCTTTTCAGCCACTTCTTCAAGGACCCGGCAGCAGCCGAACTGGTCTACAACGAGGTATTCCGAGTCGCCGCCAGGTGTCCAGCCGGTAGCTATGACACAGGTGGCAACCTTTGTTCAGGATCATCTCTGACAACCATCATGAACACGTGGAAGCACATGTTCATTCAGTACTGCACTTACCGTGAGTCTGGGCTCACCCACGAGCAAGCCATGGCCAAGCTATTCGCGGCCTACGGCGACGACGGTGTACTGACTGGCGACGAGAAAGTCGCCAAGAAGATGGCAGAGGTGTGCGACGACATGGGCATGAAGAACCTGAAGTGTGTGGAGGCCATGACACAGGGGAGAAGATTCCTGACATTTGTCGGTCGAGTCTTCCTCCCAGCTGTCGAGGGAATCCACGCGCCCAGTTTCCAAGACCCTACGCGCGTCTGGACCAAGATCAACCTTATCCAGAAGGGCCCTGACGCCTTCAAGCGTTATGTGGCTAAGCTGGGGTGCTACGTGGTGACGGACGGAAACAGTCCGCTCCTGGGAGAGTATTGCCGCAAGGTGCTCACTTTCTCCCGGGAGCGCCGCGAGGTACTCAAACAACTGGGTAGGGATGACTCTGGAGATCTCGTTTTGTCTGAGCTGTTCGATCAGTGGCTCCTGGTCGAATCCAAGGCCCGGGTTTCACAAGCCTGGCCTAACAGCGGTTTCCACAGTGAAGTCGAGGGCACGTACTGCCAGCTCCTCGGCATCACTCTGGACGAACTTCAGGAGGCGAAAGCTCGAGTGACGGCTGCACAAGCTGTCGAGGACCTCAACGGTCTACTCAAGCTTCCTGACGTCGCCTTGAATCCCCG